AAGCCGATTCACCGTTATGTCGTTTCTTTTGGCCGTTATCAGCCATTCGCTCTTTTGTAACTTCGGTATATTCGTAACCCACCGCACTCTTAAACAATGCATTCTCCACTTGGCGATCGACAACTTCTTTGCCTTTTTTTAAGGCTGCCGAAAGTGCCGGAAATTTTTTTACCCATTCTCTAAAAGTTGAATAAGCTACACCAATGTTTTCAGCTATCTGCTTATCGATGAGGCCATCTCGTGCCCATCCTTCGATTTTGATTAACCCTTCATCGGTTAGCCACTCTGTGTACTTCGCCATGACCTCACCTTCTTTCTGTATAAAAAATAGACACCTTCCAAAAACGGAAGATGCCTTTTCTGCATAATTTTACTGATATCAGTATATCACGATTTATCAAGAGATGTTGTGCCTTTTTTGTGCCCTCTTTTTGATTCATTGATAATAGAGGCATGTCTTTTTCTGATATAATCATACCCATGGTTCAATTCTTTTGCGATTTCTTTCAGTGTCAGACCTTCAAAATATTTCATTCTTAAAATGTGTTGATCTAGTCCTTTGAAACTATAAACTAGCTTTCGTAAATCGTAAATTGAGTTCATTTTCCACGCTAAACGTTTTTCTAAGTCTTCGATAATATCTTCCAACTTAGAAGCTTTGGAATCTTTTGTTAGTGTGTATCTTCCTAAATCCTCTGGGTCACACCATCTTTCTAACTCTTTTTTATACGTTTCTAGCTCCCAGTCTAAGTAATAGATTTCTTGTTCTAATTTTTGATAGCTGACTAACCATTCGTACAATGTACTTTCACCTACCTTCTTGTTCATCGCTTTCACTATTAACCGTAACTTGTACATTTTTATACAGAATTAGAGTTAATAATGCGGATAGCAATATAAATCTAACATCATACGGTATCCTAGCTAATATCGAAATAATCCACTCCGACACTTTGTATATCATCATAGCTAAACCTAAACATAACCAGAAAGATATTAATTTATCCAAGTTTATCCCCCCTATACTCCTCAATTTTGGCTTTCACTGCAGCCATTAGCGCTGATTGGCCTTGTTCTTTCGCTTGTAAAGCTTTGATTACTTGTTCGTCGATAGTTCCTTTCGTCACTAAGTGATGAATAATAACAGGCTGTGTTTGTCCTTGGCGGTCTAACCTGGCATTGGCTTGTTGATAAAACTCCAAAGACCACGTAAGCCCAAACCATACGATAATGTGCCCGCCTTTTTGTAAATTTAGGCCGTGGCCTGCTGATTGCGGATGAGCTAAAAGTAACGGAATTTTTCCCTCATTCCATTTCTCAATATCCCCGTCAGACACATTTAAAGCCTTTGCTTGTTTAAATCGTGCTTGGATTCTTTCTAAGTCATGTTGGTATTGATAAAAGACTAAAACTGATTGCCCTTGTGCGTCCTCTATAACGCGTTCTAGCGCATTTAACTTTTCTTGGTGTATTTCCCTTCCGTCACCGTTTTCGTCGTATACAGCGCCGTTAGACAGCTGTAAAAGCTTGTTTGATAGTGTAGCCGCATTACTAGCTACAACGTCTGTTCCTTCGAGTTCTAACACGTATTCCCGTTCTAGCTCTTTGTACTGTTTCCAGCTTGTCGGGTTCAAGTCTAGCTCGATAATATTTTCCGTTCTCGGTGGGAGTCGCAAATAATCTTTTGCTTTCATACTCACGCATATATCGCTTATTTTGTTGTAAATCGCTTCTTCTGCTCCTGGGATTAATTGCCAAGAATACACGATATGCCCGTTTTTTTGTGCGGGAACAAAATATTTATTGCGGTATTGGGTGATGGTTTTTCCTAGCCGTTCGCCTTGGTCTAATAAGTACATTTGCGCCCACAAATCCATCAAGCTGTTTGGGGAAGGTGTGCCTGTTAGCCCGATAACACGTTCCATCTTCGGGCGTACTTTTCGTAATGCTTTAAATCGTTTGGCACTACTTGACTTAAAACTGGATAATTCATCAATAATCACAGTTTTAAAGGGCCAGTTTCGCTGATAATAATTGACTAACCACTCCACATTTTCACGATTGATTAAATAGACATCTGCCTTTTTGAATAAAGCTTCTTCGCGTTGTTTTGGGTTTCCTAACACTTTTGAAAAAGTGAGGTGCTGTAGATGGTCCCATTTTTCAATTTCATCGGTCCAAGTTTTCTCGGCAACTGATAATGGGGCAATCACTAACACATTCTCAATAATTTCAAACGTGTGTAACAATTCGTCAATAGCTGTCAAACTGGATAAGGTTTTCCCTAGTCCCATGTCTAACAGCAAAGCACAGTAAGGATGATCAAGAATAAAATTCTTAGAGTATTCCTGATAGGGATGTAACGTTGCTTTCAAACTCAATCA